CTCATATCCTGTATCAAAGACTGGCCCGATGCTTTCTTCTCTATAATTAAAACATCAGGATTATATTTATCATACATCTCTTGTGCCGCTTTACGCAACTCTGGGTACTCTAATCGCTCCCTTCTATTGCTTAGTAGTATAAGGGATGGAATCAATCTTTCTACGCCAGCACTATCCACGGTTATCTTTTGAAAGATACCCCATGTCTGTATTACCGAATAATCGGCAGTACTCTTGACAGAAAAAGCCGTATCGTAAGTCTGAACCACAAACTCACAATCCGGTGGTTCCTCCATAAAGTCCCACATCTGGAACCAGTGTTTCTTTATGATACCACCTTCTTCTGGTGTAGGATCCTGCATAAACAAAGATTGCCAGTACTTGGTTCCGTTTTGGGATTTAATTTCGAGTTCGTCTTTTCTAAGTATCTCTGTCGGTTTCCACTCAGGAAAGTAAGAAGAACCAACCGGTAACTCAAGAAGTTCAGCAGACTCTTCATCCAGCCACGCAGGTATCTTGATAACTTCCCATCCTTCTATTTCAGGATCGTCAGGATCATCATCCCTAAACACATCTTCCTTCTTTCGTTTCTCTTCCATAGCCAGAAGCCACCCACATAAGTCATCTTCGTGGTAGCGGGTGTTGATTATAACGATGTTACCATCAGGCATCAGGCGGGTACGTAGACCAGCCGGATACCATTCCTTAATGTATCTACGTCCCGCTTCTGAGAATGCGTCTTCTTCAGACATAACATCATCAAGGATGGCTACATGACAACCACGACCAGCAATCTGTGAGTGAACACCGGCAGCTATATAGACACCGTTCTGTTGGGTCTGCCATTTACCAGCAGCTCTAACGTCAGCTCTTAGGGTAGTATTTGGGAATATCCGTCGATAGATATCGTTGTTGACCAGATCACGAACAGAACGACCAAAGTCAGAAGCAAGTTGATCGGAGTGAGAAACAGAAAGTATTTCAGAACTGGCATGACGGCCCATATACCATGCAGGGAACATCTTTGAGCACAGGACAGATTTAGAAGACCGAGGCGGCAAGAACACCATAAGTCTCTTTACGCTTCCGTCTTCAAGACATTGAAGCTTTTCAGATATAAGTTCAATGTGTTTTCCCATCTTGAAATCAGCAATCAATGACGGAATCAATAACTTTACAAACGTAAGGAAATTACTTCGTGCCTTAACTATAGCCTGTTCAAACAACTTCTCACGAAGATCTATAAGATTAGTTTGTGTCGTCATAGTTGTGTCGATAACGCCCCATATCTTTATTTCTCCTTTTCCACCGTCTACGCCATAGATAGCAGTTAAATTCAGATACCTTTGTAGATAACCAGTTTATAGCACCACTATGCCAGAACCACCGTAACTCAGTCATAGTTATATAGCCTTTGGTTCATAATCATAGGGGTTACGAACAACAGCACCTGTTTTATGTGATTCTCTTGATTTAAGAAATTCTTTCATTTTTTCTAAGGTTTCTTTCTGTTCAGGAGAATAGGACCACTTATACTCTGGATCACTTTCTGCTCTATAATCTGGAGCAAGATAACCACGAACATAAGCATCTTTTCTACTTCTGTTTTCCCAATTCTCCATATCTGGTTCATGATCTGGATTACGTTCCATTATAGGAGTTTTATTTCTCATCTCGTTTATTATTTTTTTATAAGCGTTTTTATCTATTTTAACATGCTCTGGTGAACGGATATTATATACTTCGTTTTTCATTCTTTTCCATTCTTCATCATCCATAGCATGAAGCATATCTCCAAAGATAGCTGATTTTAAACGATCTGGGGTATTCAATTCAGGACTATAAAGTTCAATAACATTCCGGGCTAGATCTGGACTTGCATCTTCTTTTCCTTTCGGAAAATATTCTAATAATCCTCTACCTGTATTTCTTTCTGGTCTATTACGACTATCTACTACTTTAAAATTATGTTGTGCAAGAATAGGATATTCTTTATAAATATCTTGTACAATCTCATCAAGATCAATATCCTCCATCGTTATTACTTCTTACCACCCTCAACAACCTTCAGGCCAACCATATCAGCCAGCTTATCTATGTCTTCGTTGAGTTTCTTTTCTTCGTCTTCGTCGGAGAAACCTGACATCTTTATCTTCTGTTCGGACTTATCCACAAACATCCCAAGATGTCTGGCTACAGCTTCCATACTACGGTTGGCATTCGTAAAGTCCCGACCTTCCATAGCGTTGTCGTAGACTGCTGTAATCTTTTCCAGTACTTTTTCTACAGACCACGACATCCTTCGGAGGGTTTCTTCCTTTAGGTTTCCTATTCGTTTCTTGATTTTGGGGTTGGTATAAAAAATACGGTTGGCTCTCCGGCGGGTTTCGTTTTCGTCTTTACCCAGAGCATATCCAGCTGATTTATATGCATGCATAATATCACCGGTAGCGATAAGCTCATTACAGAACTTCTCCTGCTTGGCTGTTAAACCACCAACAAGACGAGCTTTGGAGGAAAAATTCAAACGTTCTGTATCTTCCATCATTCTATCCTTACCTTTTTCTATGTATTGTTTGATTTTGATGTTCTCTACACGCTTTGCAAAATCTTCGGGAGTATCTGATTTATCATAGCGTTTGGGTCGTATGGTCTTTTTCCCGGCTTCTCTAAAGATCCTACGCCTGTATTCACGGCGCATATCCTGTAGATCCATTCCAGCAGAGTTCATCTTTCGGGAAGATGCTGTTTCTTTGATTAAGGTCTTTAATTTATCATCGGGCATCTCTGCATACAATATGTGAGCATCCCGATCAAGTTTCTTTTTTTTCATAATCTTTGCATATTCCTTTAGTATAGTTTATCATGGATTTTGTAACTGATGCCACTATATATATATTCGGGTCAGTTTTTTTATATATAACCATTCTTCCGCTTATAAAAAAAATAAAAAGGGAAGATAAAAAAACAACGAAAAAAAGGAAAAATAAAAATTGATAAACATGTTTGAAAATCTAACTAAACAACCACAAATGTTTGATTCGTTAATTGATCAGATGAATAGTTTGTTCTTTAATTATAATAGCAACTATAAAGAATTTATGGAACATACGCCCAAAGAATTAATGAAGCTTCCATTCTATAAGTTCGATAACGAAATTCTTTATTATGGTGGAGACTACATTATCTGCTCAGACCCAAAGGATTCTAAACATAAGAACTATATCTTTTATTTCATTATTCCGGGTCACGATGAATCAACCATTGAGATCAATCGGGTTAATGATAAACTAATCATTAAGACCAAAGATTACGATAAGGATGTTGTTGTTATGGGTAAGAACCCCTTTAATACAGAAGGTTCGGTCTATAATTTCTATAAGGTGGTAAACCTTATTAAGCATTCTTTTGAGGTAAAGGAAGCTGTTTGTAAGAATGGTATCCTTACTATTCTCGTTACCGATACAGATAAAGAAGCAGAAAAACAGGTAATCAAAGTTAAGAACACGTATAGTTAAACATCTCGATTTCCGTTTTAAAAGAGTCGGCTATCAGGTTAACAGCTTTCTTACTGTTACCGAAGTAGCTGGCTCTTTTCTTTTGTAGTTCTTTGGTTGTTGGAGTACCTCCCTTAAAGGATGGGAGGGGTATTCCCGTTAGTTTGAATAGTTTATCCAGTAACGGGGTAGTGTTCTCGAAAGAAAAGATATCGTTTACTTCAGATAACCATACGGTCTGTGATGTTAGCCTGTCACCACAGAACGGAAACGAATGAAGGTACTTGTAATCTTCATCGAATAACCACTGAACAAACCCCCTACTCTTGATACGGTATTGTTCTCTGACAGCATCAGACGTTTCTGTCAGGCTTTTACACCATGCAATATTGTCTGATGGTCCTTCGGTATAAAATTCCCACAAACCAATCATATAGTCATAGGGATTACGCACTATCCCAAAGGTATATATGGTGTCCCAATCCTCAATCTTGTCCTTTAGGTCTACCGAATAACAGTAATGTGGAAGGATTTTTTCCTGCTTCTTATACTTATTTGGAACAAGTTTCTCGTTATTGGAATCTATAAACTCTGTGATATTGGCTGATATAGCTGGTATCTCCAA